ACTCGCACTCTTAAATCGGGTATGCTGTCCAACAAGGTAAAGAATATCAAGGATAACTATATTGCTTTTGCTACACAGGCTGAAAAGTTTGGCTTAAAAAATGAGATACATAATATCTTAAAGCGTCTTTATCGAGAGGACGCTTGCTTTGCTTATGTATTAGAGAACGAGGGCGGTATATCTTACTACTATTTCGATCCCTTAGTGTGCCATATCAGTAAACTTGTTGATGGGCATATTTATCAGTTCGCTATTGACATACCTCTTGCGGGTCGTTTTGGCTTGATAGAACAGTTCCCTGCTGAGATACAACAGTTAATAGACGCTGCTCAGAAAGCGGGTCTTACAAGGGCTGAGATACCTCTTGAAAAGTGTCTGTGTATAAAGTACAATAATGACTTCCCATATCTGTACCCACCTTTCTTTATGATGATCGCTGATATTTTACTTATTGACGAGTTTAAAGATTTGGCAAAGGCGCAGAGTATAAACGACGCTTATAAACTGCTTACGCTTGAAATCCCGACTAAAGATGGTGAAATTACTCTTGATGACGGTCTTATAACACCGTTTGTAGAAAATGCTATGGACGTAGTGGACGGTCATATAGGTGTAATTGCTACGCCTTTCAAGACTGCGACAGAAGAGTTCTCGTCAAGTAATGCTGATGACCGTGACACGGTTTCGGATGCAATTAGTTGGGCGTTTAAGAATGTTGGTGTATCAGAAGCGTTAATGTCGGGTGCGTCAAGCGGTAGTGAATTAAAGCTGTCGATTACAAATGACTCTGGCGATATATTCAGGATTTATCGTATGATTGAGGATTGGATAGACTTACAGATGAGGTTAAGGGGTTTTAACAGTTCTAATAACTATGAGTTTATCTACAAAATTCTTGATATGACGATATTTAATGAGAAGGACTTTATTGCAAACGAGTTACAAATGGCACAGAATGGGCTTCCTAATAAGTCAAGGTTAGCTTCTGCTAATGGAATGTCCCCTGCTATTATGATTGGTAATAGTGTTGTTGAGAATGAGATACTGAGAGATATGTTTGACAATTGGAACGTCTTGAAATCTACATATACAACAAGCAACTCAGATACTTCATCTGATAATGAGGGTGGCAGACCTGTAAAAGATGATGCTGATGTAACGACTGTAACGGAAGTGCAGAGAGAAAATGACAGTAATAATACAGAGAATAGGATATGATAGGTGGTGAGTGTCATTATTATGGATATGAAAGTTAATTCAATAAGCCCTAAGTATATTGGGCTTGAAGGTAAAAAGAAAAACAGTGGTGGTTTTGGTACTGTTGATTTTATTTCTAAGGATAAAGCTGACGAATTGGCTTCTATGGGATTTAAGTACAAGGAAAACAAGATCAATGCCAATCAAGTTGTTTATTCGTTCATAGACACTCCTGAGTTGAGAAAGGCTATTGCAGGTAAGTTTGCAAGTAATGAGTTCTTTGTCAACAAAACTCTCTATCTGTAAGGAATGTGGTATGGGACGGTTTTATTTTTGTTATTCACGACCTTTGATGAATTTTTTATGTGATAAAGGTCTTGAATATATATTATTTGCTCGACACCCTGCTACATTAAAACGTTATTGGGTGTTTGAGAATTCTGAAGATCTATCTATATTATTAAATGAGTGGAGTGAGCGAAAGGCTGTCTCCGCTTTTTTAATAGACAATAACGAGAGAAAGGAGGACAAATGAGATGAATTTTGAAGCCATTCAAAAGGTCAATTTTACTTCCAAATTTTCTGATTTTGAAATTATCAATTCTGAATTTACAAAGTGTCGTTGCTATGCTCTTGCATCGGGTGATAATGCGAACGGGTCTGATATAACAGATAATGCCATTGATAAGGCTATTGCTCGTAATGAGTTTTATAACAAGCCGATAGTTGCACATTTGTATCGAGATCCTAACAATAGTGACGTATGGAGAGTCGGCGGACACGATAGTAAAGTAATTATTTCAGATGAAGGCATTGAATTTATAAACGAATGTGTTCCTTTTGGTACGATACCTGAGTCTGCAAATATTCATAAAGAAAGGGTTCTTGAACCTGATGGGGTTACATATAACACTTATCTTGTAATGGATATTATCTTGTGGACTGGTAGATACAACATAATGGACGCAGCTTATGACGGAGATATTTATTTTAATGAATCTTGCGAAATAAGCGTCAACGAATACCATTACAAAGATAATGGGATATTCGCAATTGATGATTTTACATTTTCTGCTCTTTGTTTGTTAAATAAATCTGATAACAAGGAAGATAATGTACTTCCCTGCTTCCCATCATGTAGAGTAGAGAAAATACATTCATTCTCACTGGATGAATCCCAATTCAAACAGAATTTTGAACTTATGCTTGAAAAACTTAAACAGTATGAATCGGGCGATAAGTCCGTTCAGGATAAAGATAAGAATTTTGAAAAGGAGTAAAAGACAGTAATGAACAGAGAATCTTTACTGGAAGCACTCAAAGCGTTTACTTATGAAAATACTGTTGGCGAAACTGTTACAAGATATGCACTTGTTGACGCAAATGAGAACTCCGTTGGACTTATCGACAGACAGGATAACAAGGTATATTCTGTAAAGTTTGCAGAGTCCGAGGACGGTGCAATAGTATTTGACTTTGAAAATGCCGTTGAGTGTTCTTTTGCAACCAGAGAAAAGGTAGAAGATGATTTTGACTTTGCTGCTGAGATTGAAGTGGCGAAAGAGGGAGAATTTTCTGCAAAGGTAGCAGACACAATTCAGAAGGAAATGGAAAAGTTTAATGCGCAGATCGACGAACTTTCTAAGGCTTATGAAGATCTGAAGAAAGAATATGCTGTCGCTGCGGAAAAACTTGCTCAGTATGAAGCCGCTGATGAACAGCGTAAGGCAGAACAGCACGAGGCTGATGTTGAAGCTCTTTATGAAAAGTTTGCAAAGAAGATAAACAGAGTGCCTGAGTTCCTTTGCTATCGTGCAGATAGAAAGAATGTAGAAAAGGATATTGAGACTATTGAAGCAGAACTTACTGTTATTGCAGGTAAGGCAGCTATGAATAAGGCTCAGTCTTTTAGCTACACGCCTACTGTAAGTGGTATTAAGGAATTTGAAGAAAAGGACACTCTTGCGTACACAGACAGATATGGCAATCTTTTTGCCAAATTCACAACAAAGTAAAAGAAAGGATGATATATTATGGCAATCTACAATGTTGCAGAAACAACTAATATTAGCGGTAAGTGCTTTTCTATGATTTACGGTAACGCTATTGAGAATGGCGCTGTAGTTAAGAAGGGTGCTATTATGGAAGGCGAAAGAGAAATATACGCAGCAGGTATTCCTGCTATTGGTGACGAGGTATTCCTTGTTGCAAACCCTGCATGGAATTATGACGATGGTAGCGTAATTAATCAGAATGAGGACGCTTACATAAATGTTGCAAATAAGCCTTTTAGAACATATGGTCTCCTTGCAAACCATCACGATAGATTTGGCGTAATGGACTATGGTATTACTCCTGCTCAGGCAAGTGGCGAAGACCTTGCTCCTGCTGTTGGTGATTATATTGGTGTTGATACTACTACGACAAAGCTGAAGAACTTCGGTGCTACTGCACCTGTTGACGCAGATGATAGAGGTTTTATCGGTAAAATCGTTGATATTAACAACTATGGTTACGCTATTCCTACTGGTACTGCTGGTACTATATCCACAGCAACAAAGATGGTAGTAATTGAAGTAATCAAGAATGAGACTGTTTAATGAAAGGAGTGTTGTAATATGAATAAGCAGCTTAAAGACATCGCTACACTTATGAACGACGGTATTACAGGTCGTGTTGAAGTATTTGCTGGCAAGGACGCAGCTAAATATACAGATGAGGCTATTCGTCAGGCGTTCTTCTCTATTCTTGGTGAGGACAAGCTCACATATCAGGGTTGGAGAGCGCATAAGAACGAGATATTCACAATAATGGAAGAGGTTCTTAACACTAATCTTCCTAATGCTTGGGCTGAATCTCCGTTCTATAATACTTTTGTTGACGTAAGAAATCTTGCTCTTGGTGATAGAAATGAGTTTATTGTTGAAGACCAGAGCGTTATAATTGCCCCCTCTTTCTCCGGAAATCAGTGGGATACAGACCGTAAGAAGCTCCCCGGTAAGAAGTCCTTTAAGGTTGATACTGAGTGGATTTATGTTCACCTCTATGACGATCTTGAAAGATTTCTGAAGGGTATAGTTTCCCTTCCCGAAATGCTTGCCAAGATGCAGCAGGCTCTTAACAGAGCTGTTGATGATAGAGTTTCTGCGGCTTTCACAGCAGCTTCCACATATCTCCCTGCTGAGTTCATCGAGAATGGTGTTTATGATAAGAAAACTATGTCTCAGCTTATAGAGAGAGTTGAGGTTGCAACGGGTCGTCCTGTTGTACTTGCTGGTACAAAGACTGCTCTTTCTAACATTCAGACTGGTGAAAGCTCTGCTTGGGTAGCTGAGTCTGCAAAACAGGAACTCGCTACAACTGGTATGGTTCTTAACCTTACGGGTCTTGGTGTAAAGGCTGTCCAGATTCCTCAGAGCTTTATTAGAGGAACATTTACATTTAAGGTTCCGAACGATAAGATATTTGTACTTCCTGACGGAGACAAGTTCATCAAGGTTGTTTACGAGGGCGATACTCGTGCAAGAGAACTTGGTTATAAGGATACTCACGATGAGACCATCGACGCACAAATTCAGACAAAGCTCGGTGTTGCCTGTGTATTTAATTCGCTCCACGGTGAGTACACTATCCAGTAATCTTAACTTAATAACTATTATATA